TTTGAGCGAATAACAAAGACTATTCCTAAAATTCCAGTGGAAAGGTGTAAGGAAGTAAAAAGTCCATTTACTCAAGAAGAATTAAAAAGCTTTTTTAATTATGGCCAAGATGGGAACTTGTATTGGCGTATATCTCCTGCTAGTCATGTAAGGATTGGTGATAAAGCTTCTCATGTTGCATATAGAGGGAAAAAGCATAATGTTTTTAAAAGAACCTGTTTCAAAGGTAAATATTATGTAACTGCTAAATTGATATTTTCTATGTTTCATGGATGGATACCAGAGTATGTATCTTATTATGATGGTGATCCTTTAAATACAAAAATATTCAATTTGCGTTCCGCAACATCATCACAAATTAACTTTAGTAGAAAATTAGAAAACAAAGGGGTCTATTTTGATATAGATAAAAAAAAATGGAAGGTAAAGATACGCTTCAAAAAAAACTATTATTTAGGTTATTATTCGAGTAAAGAAGAAGCACAGGAAGCTTACAATTTAGCTGCTAAACGATTGTGTAAGGAATTTGCACGAACAGAGAAAGTGTGATATTAAGAACAAGTACGTGATTTAGATGGGGATAAATCTAGAAACTTAATAAGAATTTAACTTTATCCCTACCTAAATCCAGAAAAGATTAACATATATATATAAAGAAGTAAAATCATGTTAAATTTAAAAGCGACAGTAGGTATAATATTTATGGCCTTAGCTGTTATCATAATTGCAACTGATGGTCTAAACGTTCATAGCGAAGACGTGCTAAAGAACTGTATTAATATTACAAGATAGTTAATTTTATGAAAAAGAAAGAGAATGAGCCTAAATTAGGCGATCAAGTAATGAAAATGGCTTGGGACGTGTCTAAAGTAGTTAATACAGGACTCCAGCTTTTTAATCCTATTACTTATGTAGTACTTGCAGTTGAGGGAATAAAAGTAGGTTTAAATGCTATTGATGATTTAATAACCGAGCAACAGGCAAATAATAACAATCAAGGCAATCATAGTTCTACTGCTTTGAGCCAAGCAGAACAGGAACAGATAAAAGCGGATCATGATTTAGCCATGCTGTTATCTGGTGATTCCGGTGATCAGTCATAAAGGTTAATAAATGCCAACAGTTGAATACACAGAAGCGTTACAAACAAAGATAAAACAGGACTTAAGAGTCTCGTTGCCTGGTATTATTACTAAGTACGATCACAAAAAGCAGATGGCGGACATAGATTTTAGTCCTGAGCTTCTAGCTGATAACAATATTAATCAGCTTAAGGGTATTTCTGGAGTTCCTGTCATCTTTCCAAGATCGGGCGGAGCATCTATTACCATGCCAGTAAAAGCTGGTGATGGTTGTTTAGTAGTGTTTTTAGATAGAGATATTAGAAACTGGTTACTTGGCAAACCTAAGGATAAACCGATGACAAGGCGAATGCATAATCTTAACGATGCTATAGCTTTTGTTGGACTTACTCCTTTTTCTGCCGCAAGTGTTGCTTTGAATAATACTGATATGCATATTCAATATGCTGGCTCAAGCATAACACTTAAACCAGATGGCATAACAGAAGTCGTTGCTGCCAAGCAAATTGATATAAAAACACCTGATTCAAATGTAACAATAAAGCCTGATGGACTTATTGAAATCAATGCAGCAAAAAAAATAGATTTAAAAACAAAAGATATTAGTATAAACTGCACTGAGGCGATTACTATTGAATGCAAAAATGCTTCAATAAAAGCCGCTGAGATTATTAGTGCAGAGTGTACCAATTTTAATATAAAAGGAGCTTTGCAGGTTGAGGGAAACATTACGAGCACTGCAGTAATTACTGGACAAAGTGTGCAGACTACAGGAGGCGTTGGATTAGATGGGCATACACACCAGTATGTTTTACCGTTAGACCCAGCACCAGCACAACCAGGCATTACTACTACCGCAAGCGGCGGAGCGGTTGTCGTTGCAACCACTCGTAGACGTAGATTTGGCGATTCCATATTAGATGGATTATAAAAAAATTAATGTTATATTCTGTTATTTGCTTTGTAATAGGCTTGTATTTTTACACCCAATTATTTCATTTTATCCATACAGGGAAATATTTGCCTCTTAGTAAAAAATTGATTACCATAATGTTTTAAGAGGCTTTTGCTTCTATTAGTTTTTTTTATGTTGGATGAAGCTTTTTATTTACTTATTCCGAATGATGATAATATTGTTATAGATATTTTATTTTACAACAAAAAATTAAAAGAAATAATAAAGATCATATCGAATTACAAAACATGAAGAACCAAGATTTACAACTAGTCGGCGGTGATTTACTTATTGAGAATTTTGATTTTAAGCTTACTACTGATGAAACTGTAATAGCTCAAAGAGTACAAAGAAAGTTACTGCTTTTTAAAGGTGATTATTGGCTAGATACTGAACTTGGTGTACCTTATTTTCAAAGTATACTCGGTACTAGAAATTCTTTAGATACAGTGCAGGCTATTATCATGAATGCCATCCAAGAAGTAGAAGGAGTCAAAGAAATAACAGAATTCAATATTGCGTTTAATGATTCAACAAGAACTGTTACAATAGAGATTACTTTACAAGATGATTTAGGCAATGAGGTAACAGTTACCAATCTTAATACAAATCAATAGAACATGGCTTACGGATTAACAAAAGACGGATTAATAACAAAGACTTTCGACGTAGTAACTGCTGAGATACAGCAGGAATTAACTGCAAACTTAGGGCAGCTTAATTTTGATGACAATACAGTAATAGGCAATATGGTAAATATCTTTGCTGAAAGGGAAGTGTTTATCTGGCAATTATGTCAATCTTTATACGATAGTTTCTCACCGACCTTTGCAGAAGGTATAAGTCTTGACTATAATTGTGCATTGCTTGGTATTAAAAGGTTACCAGCTACTTATAGTTATGTAACGGCACAAGTTACAGGAGAAAATTTTTCAATTTTACCCTCCTTTACTTTGGCAACAATTCCGAATACATCTACTTCTTTTTCTAATATAGAAGAAATTAGCATAAATAATGAATCATGTATTGGTATAAAATTACAAATAACTACTGATGAAAAAAGTATATATAAGATAACGATTAATAATGAAATAATATCCTATACTAAACAAATTGATGATACTATACCTATGATAGCAATAGGATTAAGTAATGCTATTAATAGCAAAGAAAATTTATCATTAACAGCTACTGTATCAAATGATATGATTGATATTATATCACAAGATTATCAAAATAATTTTTCCTGTATACTAGATGCTAACAGTGGAAGTACAATTGTTACAGTTACCAGCAATGTATTATATTATAGTAATATAATAGGGGCAGTACCAATTCCTTCTGGAGCATTAACAGAATTTATAAATTTAGCTAACGGCATAATCAGTATAAATAATTATAATGCTGGCTTTACTGGTAGCGATTTAGAAACAGATATAGATTTAAGAATTCGTAGAAAAACTTTATTAAGTTTAAATGGTCGCAGTACTCTTCCATCAATAAGAAGTAAATTATTTACAATTCCAGACGTGATTGCAGTTACTGTTAATGAAAATGCAACAGCTTCTACAGTAGATAATATTCCGCCTTATAGTTTTGAATGTATTATATATGGCGGAACTGATGAGTTAATAGCTAAAGCAATATGGGACTATAAGCCAGTTGGTATATCTTCATATGGTTCCAGTTATTTTGATATAACAGATAGTACGAATCATGTGCAGCGTATATACTTTTCAAGACCTACACAGGTATACGTATTTATTAGCATTGCAATTACTAAAAATGATACTTTCAATACAGATTCAGTAGAATTTATAAAGGATGATATAGTAAATACAATGGTTGGGTTGGGACTTGGGCAGACCTTATATTATCAATCTTTATATTCAATAATTTATAAGCAAGATGGTGTAGTTGAGGCAACGATTCAGTTAGGTAAGAGTTATAACCCAAGTGATACTAGTGCATCATTAAGCACAGCTAACATTACAGCTGGAACAAGAGAGCTTTTAATAGTAGAAAAAAGCAGAATAACAATTACAGTGTCTTAATTTAATGTTTACGGAAAGAATTAACGATCATATTGATCGAGCAAGAGCTCG